ACGGCAGGGTCGTCCTGCCTGCGCTGGATGTCGGCGAAGGCTTGGACCCGCTGCTGCAACTCGTTGGGGGAGACCGACCCGCCGATCCACTTGGCGAAGTCGGACGGGTCGTCGTAGAAGCCGGTGGGCAGGCCGTAGTTCTTCATCACCTGGGCGTACGACCGCTCCACCGACAGGTACTCCGCGACCGACAGGACGGGCAGGCCGGACGCCTTGAGGGCTTCGTTCCCGGCGAACCGGGTCTTCCACTCCTGGGTGTTCTGGAGTTCGATCTGGAGCTGCGACTGGTCGGTGATGCCGTCGAGGATGAGGTTCTGGAGCACGCCGGACAGGGAGCCCAGGCCGTACTGGGAGAGGAGGTCCGACATGATGTCGAACGCGGACTTCTGGTCCCCCGTGAAAACACTGTCGGTCATGCCAGCACCCCGAAGGAGCGGAGGAGGGTCTCTGCCACGTTGCCCACCTGCTTCTTGGCGTTGTCGGTGTACTGCCACCGCTTGTCCTGGCGCACCTTGTCGGCGAACGAGGCGAGGTCCATCGCGGCGGGCTTACCCTTCTTGTCCGTCTGCTTCAGCGCGGACTGGATCATCTGGTCCCGGATGCTGATGTCGTTCGGGTTCAGCTCGAGCAACTCGGCCATGTGCTGCACGTAGGGGTCGGCGATCTCCATGACGGTTTCGCCTGCGGCGATCCGGTCGGCGAACGCCTTGTATTCGCGCATCGCCATTTCCTTCACGCGGCCTTGGACACCGCCGATGGTGTCGTCACCCTTGACGACCTTCTCGAGCTGCGCGGCCTTCCACTTGTCGCCCAGGTTGATGCCGTAGTTCTGGAGCAGCGAGTCGAGCTGGCCCACCGTCTCCTGGGCGGTGCCGCCGAGGGAGTGGCGCTTGAGGAGCTTCTGGAAGTCCATGCCCCGCGTCATGCGGTCCATGAGCTGCGCCTCGGACCAGCCCATCCGGTGTGCCGTCTCGGCCCAGGTGCGGAGCTGCTTCTCGCTCATGCCAGCGGTGCCGAACATCTTGCCGTAGGCGTCACGCACGGTGGCGAACATCTGGTCGACATTCGCCTGGTAGGTCGCCGGGTCGGCGGTCTCCTGCATGATGGCGTTACGCACCGACGCCGAGTGGTGCTTGAACCAGTCGGTCGCGCGCAGCTCGGCGATGAAGCGGTCAGCGGTCCACGTCTGCTTGACGGCCTTGTCGAACAGGGCCTTGAGTTGGGGGTTGCTCTCCATGAAGGCGAGCGCGAACCCGTACTGGGCGGCAAGTTCGCCTCTGTTGATGCCGTCCGGCATTAGAGCACTCTCCTCGCCCAGTAGTCGCCGTAAAGGTGCCCGATCTCAACCGCACCCCCGGGCCGGGGTGCAGCGATGTACAGGCCGTTGCCGATGTAGATGCCAACGTGGTCAGCGCCCACGTTGCGGCTGCTGTTGTCCCAGAACACGAGGTCCCCTGGCCTCATCCCGTCACGACCAACGGCCTTGCCTGACCTGCCCTGGTCGGCGCTGACACGGGGGATGTGAACCCCGAAGTGGGCCATCACGTACTGGGTGAAGCCGGAACAGTCGAAGCCGGTGGGGGACGTGCCACCCCACACGTAGGGGGTGCCGAGGAACTTCTTGGCAAACCCCACCACGCCGCCGTTGCCGCCCGACGTGGTGCCGTCGTAGGAGGTGGAGGTCGTGGTGTGCGAGTCGAGGTTGATGCCCAGCTCGTCCAGTGTCGGCATCTTCAGGTGCGACATCTGGTCGTAGGTGGGCTGCCCGAACTTCGGGGTGTCCAGCGGGCTGGAGCCGTCGCCGGTCGAGAAGTTCATCTCGCCGATCCCCGCCTCGTCGGCGGTGATCTCACCGAGACCGTTCACCTCCGTAACCGAAGGCGGGTCAGGCATCTGGAAGACTGACGAGTCCTGCTTCGCCGCATCGTTCAGGGCGTCCATGCCGACCACCCCACCGAGGGTGGTGCCGCCCTGGCCGCTGGTGTCGTGAACCCCGGGAGGGAGGACGAGGGGGCTGTGTCCCATGTCGATGAGGACGCCCCGCGCGGCAGCTTCCTCGTTGGCGTACCTGTCGGGGTATGCCGACACCTGCACGGCCTGGGCTGCCTCACCCATGCTCATGTGGTCGCGGTTGGCGAAGTCGAACAGGCCGCGCTGTCCGGCGTGCCCGCCCGTGAAGAACATCCTCGCGGCCTGCGCCGGGTCGGTGCGCTGCTCGCGGGTGCCCCACGCCGACCGCTGCTGGAACAGGCCGAGGGAGTCACGGTCGCCGTAGTTGACGTTGCGCAGGTTGGACTCGACCAGCGCAGCCATGATGGCGATCTGGATGTCACGCAGGGAAGCGCCGAGCTGCTGGCCGACCTGGTAGATGATCCGTGCGTTGCGGACCTGCTCGTCGGAGAAGCTCATCAGGTCTGCCCGATTGCCCCGAGGGCCGAGAGTGCCGCGTTGAAGTAGGTGGACGCGGCCTGGTACTCGCCGTAGTTCGGGTCGTTCTGCGCGTTGTTGTACGCAGCCTCGGCCATGTCAGAGCCCGTGAACCCGGTGTGGGTGTGCGAGCTGGAGGAGACCGCCTCGCCCGCCTTGTACTGGGTGATGGTCTTCGTGATCGAAGGGTTCTTTGCGGCGAGCTGGTTCATGCGGTACGTGAAGTCCCGCAGCTCCTCGTCGGACGGGTCGCGGCCCAACATGTTGGCCACGGTGGAGCGCAGCGAGTCCCACGCCTGGCCCTCGGTAATGGACGAGACGGAGCGGGACGTGGTGGTCTTCGAGCCGTTCTCGTAGTCGGTGAGATTGCCTGCGGCGAGCGACTCCGACTTGTACATGTCGAGCACGTCCCACGGGGTCACCTTCTTGGTGCCCTCGGACATCGAGTAGATCATCGACGCCCGCTGCACGAGGCCCTGCCAAGTCGAGGCGAGCTGGTCGAAGGTGGTGACGTTGATGCCCGCGTGGCGCATCAGCTTCATCGTCTCGAGGATCTTGTCCTCGTCCCACGTGTACGGCAGGTTGAGCACCTGCTGGACGGTGGACACCTTGTCCTTGCGGTTGCTGTACTTCGGTCCCTCGGTGAGGGTCGTGGTGCCCGTGACCGTCTCGAGGTCGGAGCGGTGGCCCGTGTCGTGCGCCTCAATGGGGTCGACCACGGTCTCCTCGTGGGGCTCCGTGTCGAGGCTGGCGCGCTCGCCAGTGTTGTGCGCTTCGATGGGGTCGATGCCCTCGAACGCCGGGTCGCCCAGCTTTGCGGGGGCGGCGGGCTGGTTCTTGGGCTTGCGCTCGCCCATGTACACCACGTCGTCGCCCTGGTTGGACAGCACGCCGAAGTACGGGTCGATGACCTCCGCGTGGTCCTCGAACAGGCCGGGCGAGGTGAGCTCGATGTTCTTGACCCACGCCGGGAGGTTGCGCTTCAGGTCGCGGCCAGTGGCGGCGGACCTGCCGGTGGTGTCGAAGACGGACCCGCTGATCGCAGCCTGAAGCTGCTCCTCGGTGAACGGCTGGTTCGCGCCCAGAGGATTAGCGGCCAGCCCGCCCAGGAGGGCCTGGGCTTCGGGGCTGGAGCCGAGGAGCTGCTGGAGGATCGGGTTCGGCTGGGGGTCAGCCAACGCTCACACCTCCCTGCTCGAGGAGCGGGTCGCGCTCCAGAGTTCCGTTGAACATGTATTCCTCGAAGTAGGTGTTCGACTCCACGAGCTGACCCACCAGGGCGGTGAAGACCTGACGGATGTCCGCGTTGGCTTGCGCCTGCGGGTCCGCGCTGCCGCCAGCGGCGTCACGCTGGGCGAGGAGCCCGGTGAACATGTCGCGCAACTGGAGGTAGGCGTCGAGCACCTGGATGTCGGTGCGCTCCGTATCCTTCGCCAGCGCCGGGGTGGCCACGATCTGCCGCATGTCGGTGATGTAGCGGTCGAACTGCGTCTGGTCGAAGTTGCCGTAGTCCTTGTCGAACGCCCAGTTCTCCTCGCGCAGCGTCTTGACCCCGGCACTCTTGATGGCCATGAGGTCGTCGGACTCCATGTAGGAGTTGAGGCCCATCGACTGCGCCTGTGCGGTGAGGGCAGCGGTCAGCTCGCCGTACTTCTCCCAGCCGCGCCGGGCCATCTGCTCCTCCATCGCCTTCGCAGGCTCGTCGTAGGAGAAGTAGGTGTCCGCAGAGCCGAGACTCATCGTCTCGTCCTTCAGGTACGCCCGGGCCTCCGGCGACGAAGCGTTGAGGGCGGCACCCTGGTCGGCGGCGTAGGCGCCGATGACCATGCGGGTGAGCTTCGGGTCGACCTGCGACAGGATGCTCTTGTACCGCTTGATGCCCGCCACCTCAGCCGGTGAGCCTGTGAGTGCGGCCTCGTTGTTGCTCGAGGAGTAGATGAGAGGCATGTACGCCTCGCCCCACTTGGCCTTGAACTGAGCCACCTTCCAGTCGAAGTCCCGACCCTCGGCGTCGCCCTGCTTGCTGATCTGGTACCAGCCCTGCTGGACGGCGGCATACTTCGACGTGGGGTTCGCCGGGAACGGCGAGCCGAGGGCGTTGATGACGCGCAGCGACATGTCGACGTTGGTCATTCGACCGGCCTTCAACATCAGCTCGTCGGTCTCGGCGGCGTTCGGCTCGCGCCCGTTGTCGAGCATGAACTTGACGGTGAGGTCCTGGATGTTCTGGGCGTAGGAGTTGTTGTACTCGTCCTTGCCGATCCCGAACAGGGGGTCCACACCGAAGTCGCCGTACGTCATGGCGGCGAACCGCTTCGCCCACGCGGGCAGCGCAGCAGCCATCGGAGAGGTCGGCGGGAACGGGTTGAACACCCGCGCCACCCGCGCCAGCTCAGGCTCGTCGGCGTACTTACGCGCCAGGTACTCGGTCGGCACCGCGACGATGGGCCCTGCACCCGGGTTCGTGATGGACCCGGACTGGAGGATCAGGTTGAACGAGTTCACCCCGATCTGCCACTTCGACTGCTTCTCCGTGGGATCGTCCCCGCCCCACGCCTTCGGCAACTGGAGCAGGAGCTTCTGGCTGGTCAGGTTGGAGTTGTCGCCCGGCTTGACCAGCTCGCCCGTGTTGCTGTCAACCACGAGCCCGAGGGCACGCGGCAGGTCGAACGCCTGGGTGAAGTGCCGCAGGATAGCCGGGTTGTCCCCGACGATCCGCCACCAACGGTTCAGCACTTCCTGGTGGGCTGCGAAGAACGGCGACACGAACCGCAGCAGGTGAGCTGCGTGCGAGTGGGCCGAGATGTCGAACAGGGTGCGGCGCACGTCGGCCAGCGCGTCCTTGCGCGCCAGCCTGGCAACCCGCTCCACGTCGGCCTGGGTGAACTTCTTGCCCTCGGCGGCGTAGCCTGCGCGCAGCCGGTCGGCGTGCTCGCGGACGTGCTGCTTGTACATCGAGTTGAAGAACGGGTGCCGTGACAGGTGGTCGGTCGGCCACTCGCCGAGCGCCTTGTAGATGCGGTTGATGACCCGCCCGGCCATGCCAGCGGTGTACGAGGTGCCCAGGTTGTCGGCAACCGCACGCCCGTGGACCATCGGTCGGATGGTGGGGTCCTGCACCTGCTTGGCCAGGAACTTCGGCGTCACCCTGCCGCGAGCCACGGCCTCACGGAGCGCGTCCGTGGGCAGGTACTCGTGGACCAGCAGGTTGATCCGGTTGCCCCAGTCCTCGGGGTCGTGGGCGAAGTGGGCAACCCGGCGCCGGAGAGCGGCCTGCTCGGGCTCCTTGATCCATGCCACGAACTCGTCCACCGAGCCACCCTTGACGAAGTGCATCGCCTCGGGGCTCGAGCGGAACTGGTAGTTGAGCGCGTCGGCCCAAGCGTCGAGGTGGCCAGGGGTGACGAGCCCGGTCTCCGGGTCGTACGGCGCGAGGGTCTGGAAGGACCCGCGTGTCGCCTCCGAGTAGGTGCGGCGCTCCACGCCCTCGAGCTGGTGGGTGAAGGTGCCGTGCGAACCGGCGAACTCGCGGTACGTCTCGCCGCCCGGGGCGAACGCGCCCGGTGCGGTCATGCCGTCGCCGATGTCCACGCCACGCGAACCGATGCGGGACTTGGCGTCGAGGAACGGCTTGAGCCCCTGGTCGAGGAAAGAGTCGATGTGGGACAGCTCGGCCTTCAGCCGGTCGGGGTCGAAGTCGCCCAGCTCCTCCGCGCGGCGCGCGGCGGTGGCCTCCATCTCGGCGATGGTGGCTTCCTTCGCGGCGATCTTCTCGGCGTCGCCGCTCTTGCGCAGGCGGGTCAGCGAGGCGCGGTGGCCGCGCAGGGAACGGTTGTGCGCGTTGAGGTCTTCGAGCCGCTCGTCGTAGGTGCGCGCCAGGTCGGAGTCGAGGGTGTCGAGGATCTCTTGGCGACGTACCTTGTACTCGTTGCGGGCGAGCCGCGCGCGGCTGCCCCGGGTGCCGCTGCCGAACAGGGCGGCGCTCCGGTTGCCTCGGAAGTTGGCGCCCATCTCCTTCAGGTTGCCCATGTAGAACGACATCGCGTTCATCTGGGTCCAGATGCGCATGTGGTCGTCAGCGATGACGCGCAGCGGGTAGCCCAGGCGGAACAGGACCGAGAACTTCCAGAGGCGCATGGCGCGCTGGCCGTAGTCGACCAGCATGTCCACGGCAGCCTCGCGCGCGCCGATGGATCGCTCGAGACCTGTGACGCCCTTGGCCTTCAGGTCATTGAGGCGACCGAGCTCCTTCGACTCCTCGCGCCACGCGCGGGAGGTGCGGGCGAGCGGGGTGAAGTGGCGGTCGAGGACACGCTTGGCCATCTCCATGTCCAGCAGCGGGACCGTGTTGCCCAACTGCGACGAGAGGACCGGCAGCGCCAGGAGGGTGCCGTCGTCGTTGATCTGGTCGACGCGCCACGCGGCGCTGTCGTCGGCCTGCATGGCAAACTTGTCGCGGGACGCAGCCTTCGACGCGGCGTCCTCCGCGCCCTGAATGCCCTTGCCACGGGTGGCCATCATGTCCGGCGACATCTTCGCGGCGGCGTACGCGCGGCCCTTGATCTGCGCAAGCTGGGCGCTGCGCCCACGGGCGCCATTCTCCATCAGCGTCTCGATGAAACCCTGGTCGATGTCGTGGCCGTACTTCTCGCCGAACGACTTCGCCAGCGAACCCATCGACAGCTTCTCGGCCTGGTCGATGAGGCGCTGCTTGTCGGCCTCGGAGGTGGCGATGAACGCCTTGGACAGCAGGTCCATGCGCTCGCCGGGGGCGACCTCGGCCAGCTTCATCATCGAGTCGAGCTGCGTGGTGGCGGCGCCCCAGTCGTGCAGGTTCGCCATGCCAGTGAAATGGGTCTGACGCAGCGCGTCGGAGAATGCCACGGGGAACTTGGTGTAGATGGAGGCGGGCAGTCCCACGGTCTTCACGACGACCAGCGGGGCGGCGTGCAGGCCCTTCTGGAACACCGACGAGGTGGACGGGGTGGAGGCGTAGAACTCTGCCGCCTTGCCCTCGAGGAACTCGTGGCCCTTCTTCAGGGCGCGGCCCTTGCCCGCGTCATTGAGCCGCAGGACGGCCCGGTCGGCGGCGCTGTTGATGCCGGGGATCAGGTTGCGGTGGACGCCCGGGAGGTTGTGCAGGCTGCCCTCGGTGCCCGAGAGGAGACTGAGTTTGGCGTCGTAGGCGCGCATGAACTTGTCGATGGCGCCATCGTCGTTGAGGTTGTGGAGCTGCTGCTCGAGGTGGTGGATGAACGCCGGGTCATGCTTGATGATCGGGTTCGCGCCAACAGCCTGAAGGTCGATGGACCCGCCCTTGAGCATGTTCTTGAGCTGGTCGGCCAGAGCCGCCCCGCCTTCGATCTCGTCACCGAGGCGCTGGATCTGCGAGGTGTCGCCAGCGGCGACGGCGAGGATGCGGCGCTGCGCGTCGCGGCGGGCCATCGGGTCGGCGATCTTGCCAGCGTCGGCGATCAGACCGGCGATGACGTGCGGCTCGCTGCTGTAGGTGCGCAGCTCCGGCGTCGCGTACAGGATCTCGGGGCCGGAGAGGGCCTCGCCCTTGGCGTTGGCGCCGCCAACCCAATCGAGCCACTTGTCGACGCGCGACTGGCGCGCGCCGCCCTCGGCGATCCTGTTGAACAGGACACCCTTCTCGGTGTCCGACATCTTGGCGAACGTGGACAGTTCGCGGTGGACACTGCCCACCTTGCCCGCCATGACCAGCGGGTCGAGATACCAGGAGCCGACGACGTTGGCACTCCACGACAGGGCGGGCGCCCAGCCGGGGTGGTCCTTGGCGAACTGATCGTAGGGCTTGAGCCCCTTGTCCGCGTCGGCGAACGGGTCGCGCTTGTCGCCGAACGTGTAGGCGAACGACTGCCCGGCGTTCTGGGTGTCGGAGATGTTCCAGGCGCGAGCCCAGTCATCCCCGGAGAGGAAGGCGCCCCAGCCGTCTGTGTCGGCATGGGACGACAGCGTGAGGGCCGTCGAGATGGGTCGGTTCACGCCGTAGTCGAGGAGCCAGTTCGCGCCCTCGAGCGCGTGGCCGGGCACGAACCCGGTCATGGTCTGCGTGTTGACCAGCGGGTCGAGCACGTCCCCAGCCCGCCCGGCGAGCTTGTTGAGGATGGTGCCGAAGTTGTCGTCCTCGCCGTCGAACGGTGCGGACGCGAGGTCGTAGACGGCGCCCACGGGCGCAACTGCCGCGCCTCCGAGGGACTCCGCCGTGTCCTTGATGTCGTCCCAGATGCTCACTGTCCGAGACGCGCCTTGAGGTTGCGGACCCACGAGCGGGTCTCCGCGTTGGACCCGGGCAGGTTGGCGATCAGTTCGAGGCTGCGCAGGAACGGACGGAGCTGCTCGTTAGACACCTCCGTGTCGGACTGGATGCCAGCGCCCTGCGGCGACAGGCCAGGCCCGGCGTCGGCGCCGGAGGTGATCGGCTCCTGCGGGTTGCCGGTGGGGGCGCCCAGCTCGGTGGGGCGGGGCATCGGCTCGGAGCCCTGCATGGGGGCGCCGCCCTGAATGGACTGCATGGCGGCACGCTCGCCGTACCCGTTGCCCGATGCGATCATCTGCGGCTGGGTGGCAGGGCCACCATCGGTGCGCTGCGACAGAGCGCCCGGGCCCGACACGGGTGCCGGGTTGTTGGGCTTGCGGTAACCGCCGTGCTCTGCCACTGCTCTCCTTCAGAAGTGTGTGTGCCGGTCGCGCCCTGTGGGCCACCGGCTCTCGGCCTCAGCCGAGGAAACACCTCGCCAATCCCGGAGGAGGGCGAGGAGTAAACCACTGAGGTCAGTGGATCTTGCGACCGTGACCCTTGATGCCGGGGCCCGCGCCGAACTCGGCCTGCTCCGCCTTCGGGGACTGGACGAAGCCCGTGGTCGGCTCGCCCGACTCGATGGGGTCGAACGAGGTGCTGTCGCTGGACTGGATGTCTCCAGTGTCCTTGCTGAAGTCGCTCATGCGAGTTCTCCTGTTACTTGATCGGGGTCATTCTCGAGACCGTGCTTTGCAAATTCGGACGGCCCGAGGGGGACATCCCGGCAAGTGACATGAGGAGATCACTTGCCCCACCGGACCCGAGGCCCGGAAGTGCATTGGGGTCGCCCTGCCCGGCCTGCTCCATCGCGGCCTGCATCGGGTCAACCTCGGGTTGCGGCGCCTGCTTCGGGGCGAAGACCTTCGCCGCCGCCTCTGCGGGTGACATGCCCTTGGCGAGCTCGTCGCGGAGCTGCGCGAACTGGAGGACCAGCTCACGCGGGTCCATGCCACCCATCGCCATCTGCGGGAGCGCCTGCGGCAGAGCCGCCAGGGCGGCAGCAATCGACTCGTCCATGTGCTCGAGGTCGATCTGCTGGCCCTCGGCCACCGTGTTGATGTCCACCGGCAGCGACTTGCGCGCCGTCGACTTCGAGATCAGCCCACCCGCGAGGGCCTGGAGCAGGAACACGAGGCCACGGTTCGGGTCGAGACCGGCGATGGCGCCGTACGACACGTCGACCGTGTAGTCCCCGGCGATGTCCTTGCTGGGCGTGTAGTCGTACTTGCGCGGGGAGCCGTTCTCCCGGATGCGGCGAGTCTTCTTCTGGTCCGGCCAGTACGCCTCGTCCATGCGGAAGCACAGTTCGATCACGTCCTCCAACGCCGAAGCGTTGAGACGCTGGAAGGTCTGCACCTGCGTGTCGAACGTACCCATGAGGGCCTGTACGCCCTGGCCGGTGATGATGCTGGCGTCGATGTTGCCGGAGCGACCCTCCGGGTAGCGCGACCCGTTGCGCTGCTCCTGGGCCAACACCTGCTGCTCGGGGAACAGGCCGGGCGGGAGGCGCAGGTCGACGCGGCCAACCACGTTCGGCTGGTCCGTCTGGATCGCCGTGAAGGGGCCGATCTGGAGCTCGTCCACGTCACGCGGCAGAACGATGGGAGCCTCAACGGCCTCGCGGATCGCCTCGAGGGTGAACTGTTGCACGAGGGCCCGGGCGACCTGCACGCCGATCACGTCGTCAAACTGGCCGCGCGGCCCGTCACCCGTGACGTTGGGGCGCTCCACGATCCGCACCGGGGTGCGGCCCATGCGGTTCGCCACGTTCGACAGGACAATGCCGGGGTCGAGCAGGATGAGCGCGGTGTACTTGTCGCAGTAGTAGACCGCGACCTCGCACAGGTTGTTGTCTGCACGGTCGCCGTACTTCACGCGCAGCGCGTTGGCCGCTTCGGGGAAGTCGGCCTTGATCTGCTCGACGGGGGCCTTGACCACTTCGACGTACTCGACGGTGCGGCCCAGGTAGTCCTTGGTGTAGTACGCGGTGGCCACGCCACCAACCCGGATGCGCGGGGCGGACTCCTTGAAGTCAGGCTCCACGATGTAGGCGAGGAAGCCGAACGACCCGTAGCGGTCGGCACCCTCGAACATCTGGTCCTGGAGGCGGGAATGCTGCACGTACCCGTTGGCCACGTAGGCGCGGAGCTGCTGGCGGTCCTTGTCGGCCTTGTTTGCCAGGTTCGCCGGGGCACACTCGAAGGCCGGGAGGGGGGCCATGACCTCGGCGATGTCGCGGGCCGTGGTGTCGATCAGGTTGGCGACCAGCGCCTTGTCCGAGATTTCCTTCGACAGGAGCCCGGGCGCGACAGCATCATAGTCGCCACGGCGAATGGCGATCAGCTTCATGTAGTCGCGGTCACGGCTCGTGTTCCGCGTACGCAGAACCCTGATCCGTTCAGCAACTAGGCGTGCGTCAAGCACCCGATCTCCCTACTGATGTTTCACCTGCGGTAGTCGGCCAGTCGAACCGTTTGTGTTCCTTGCCGTGACTTAGGTGAGACGAACCTGTTGGACCGCCCGAAGACGGTCAGTGACCCCGCGCCCTTGCCGTAGCCGAGGTGCTCCCTGGCGCCGATCTCGGCGAACCACAGGGCCATCACCATGTCGCACGGGACCTTGTTCGGGTCCAGTTCGGGGGTCCATGTGATGAGCTGGTGGATGAGCGCCTTCACGCCATCCTTGTTTGGGCGGGGCAGCTCGAGCAGCGGCTCGGTTGTGCAACGCCACTCTGCGTTCGGGGTGTCCCACGCCTTGTCGTAGTCGCCGAACAAGCCCGCCAGCGACGAGACGCCGAAGGAGGAGTCCCACTTGTTGCTGCCCGTGTGGTGCTCGGTGAAGCGGACGCCGCGCGTGTTGAACCACTGGCGCATCACCGAGTCCTGGGTGAAGAACTGGAGCAGGCCAGTCTTCTCGACCCGCCACTCGTCCACCGAGTAGTGCTCGGTGATCTGCTTCATCTTGTCGATGAGCTGATCCTTCGTGGGCGCCTTCAAGTTCCATGCGTTGAGCAGGTGCCGCTTCTGCGTCTCCCTGTCCACCGCGATGGCGAGGATGCCCGCGAAACCCTTGATGGAGGGGTCGAGTCCGGCGATCACGTACTTGCCATGCATCCCCGTGTACGGGTGCCCCACCTTGTTCGCCTCGAGGACGCCGCACAGGCGCTTCGAGTTCGTCGCCAAAGCGACCTTGTGCTCCGGGAACGTCGCATCCTCGGGGATGGACCGCTGCTGGTAGATGAGCGCCCAGTCCGACGCCGAGTTGGCGGCGCGGGGCCCCTTCTCCAAGTGGATGCCGTCCCACCGGGCGAACCGGCGCTGGCCATCCACCAGGAAGCCCTCGGTGCAGACGTGGGTCTCCTCACAGAGGCACTCGTCCATCTCGAGATCCTCCGGCGCCACCCACGGGGCTTGGGCGTTCGGCCACAACGTGACGTGCCGCTTGGGGTCCTCAGACTCCTCGAGGATCGCCGGGGACGCCAGGTAGGTCCACGGGGGCTGGCCGTTGGCGTAGTTCTCGGGCTTCAACAGCTCCGAGTACAGGTCGAGGGGGGAGACGCGGGTGCCGACGACGAGGAGCTTGCCGCCCGCTTCGATGCGGGACTCCACCATCGAGCGGAGCCACTTCATCTGCTTGGCGTACTCCGAGACGTTCGTGGTGTCCACGCCGTCGTCCACGATGGCCAAGTCACAGCGGCGTCCGTACACCTTCGACCTCATGCCGAGGGCGATGGCGTTCGCGTCCTTCTCGTGCACCTTCCCCGACTGGGCCCGGACCTCGGTGCCGAACACGATCTTCGATTCGGTCCACGACTCCGCCGTGGCCTCCCAGCCCCCATCCGGGGCGTAGGCGAGCTGCAAGTCCATGAAGTCCGGGGAGGTGAGCCGCTGCTTCACACCGAACAAGAAGTCCTGCGCCAGGTCCTTACCAGCCGAAATCAGCAGGACCCGGAACCCCGGGTCCATGCACAGCCGGTAGGTCACATAGTCGATGGTGATGGCCACCGATTTGCCGTGGAACGGGGGACAGTTCACCAGGATGCGGTTCTTCTTGCCCCTCACGTACTGCTGAGAAGGATGCAAGTCCCGAGGCTCCCGGCCCTCCAGCAGGTCCACCCACTGAAGCTGATGCCACGGCGTTTCGATCCCCAGGTACTTCAGGCGCCACTCGGCGAACCCCATACGTTCGCCGCGCACCACCTCACGCGGGGCCCGCAACTGCCGAGCCTGGTCAACCCTGGCCTTGAAGTCGGCGTCGAGACGCCGCCACTCCTCGTACGTCTTCCGGGCCCGACCGACCTTCTCGAGGGCGGCGTTGATGTTCAGGCCGTCCTGCATCAGCTCAACGAACTTGTCCTTCGCGGCCTGCGTCGTGTACGTCTTCGCCCGCGACGTATAGTTCCGGCGCCCCGGGCTGGTGCCGCCCTGGGCCATCAGGCATCCGGGAGCAGGTGCTCCCAATGCTGCGACGGCATCGTCACCGACATGCGAACCGCCCCGGACAGGTCCGGCTCGAGGGCGAGGAGCTCCATCGACGGGTAGTCCAGCCAGCGCAGGTCGTCGCGCAGGATGAAACCCCTGCCGTCCTTCGCCCAGATCGAACCCACGGGTCGGTCACTCATCGTCGTCCTCCGTTGCCGCCCGCTCCATCTCGCGCCAGATCGCCTGGGCGTCGTCACGGAAGTACATGTCGAGGCAGGTTGAAAGCCCCATCGAGGCCGAGAGGGGCTGGTCGTCCATGCGGGCCACCGAAAGCATTTGGGTGCCCTCGGAGTCGATGTAGTCGACGGCGACCACGAAAGCGGAAGGGAAGCCACCATTCTCGCCGCACCAATTCATTACCGCCTCAGCAACCGCAACCCGGAGAGGAATACCACTCATGTGCTTTTCCTTCCGGGGTGAGAATTGAAGCAA